AAACTCATCTCTTGCCTTTTGAAAAGGACAAACGAAATCTGCAATAGCAATTTTACCTGCCATAGAAACTCCGTCTGCAAGATGTCTCATTCGAGCAGCTTGTCTCATTCTGCCTTCATCTGAAAAATCCCAATCATTATATTTTTCTCTAACTGCGTCTGCATTAATCCAAACGCCTTCAACCAAATCTGCTAATGGTTGTGATAACGTACTTTTGCCTGAGCCAGGTAGCCCAAATACTAATACTTTCATATATCCTTACTTCTTTAGTTTATTTTCAAAATCATCAATGAACTCACTGATGTAATCTGGTAACTGATTGCCAGTCACAGGCTCTCCATCAGAATCATAAACATCATTGTCTAACATCTGTCTTTGAGAGGCTTTAAATTTAATATACATCTGCTTTTTCTCTTTAGAGATTCTTCGTAAGAATGCATACCAAATGATTTGAGTAAAATACGCAAATGGATTCTGCGATTTATCAGGATCAAAGTTATGAATATATTGTAGACAGTTTTCAATACCGTCGGAAATCATTTCTTCCTTATACATATATCCGCTGAAGTTTGGCCTCGTTGCCAACCTTTGAGCAATCATCATAATACATTTACCAATATACTCTGGTACCTGAGGATTGCTTTCTCCGCTTTCCTCGGCTTCAATGCACTTATCTCTATAATCAGTCAAAGCAGCAAGGAGGTCCTTATTGTTTACATAGTTTCTTTTCTTAGCCATTTCAAGCTAGTCTCCTTGTTTAAAATTAATGTTATTATATACCAAATTCATAGACATGTCAATGGTATATGTAACTTTTTTCATTTTTCTTAAAAAAACTATTGACATTCCAGAAAATCCTTGTATAATAGACTTATCAGGCTTAAAGGTATATTAGTTCCTAGATATCAATAGTAAAGATTTTAAATGGAAATTCCTCAGTCGAGTAAATCTCAATTCTCTGTTTAAAATGTTTCAACGTGTAGTTTTCAAAACTCCCAACACTCAAATCATCAGCAATGTCATAGAGGACCGCATTCTGCGAGTCCTCCGCTTTACGCAAACTTCTACCGATTGATTGTAATACTTTTATCTCAGACTTCGAAGACGAAGCAAAGATTACATTATCAAGTCTACGAATATTAACGCCGGTACTAAACACTCCATAACTGGCAAGAATATCATGTTTCTTATCAACATCATTCTCAACCAAGTGTCGAATTCTTTCACGTTCTTCTCCTTTTGTTGCTCCGTATATAAAATGCAATTCACGACCTTCTGTTCTCAATAGAGGTTCAAGTATCTTACCATGCTTTTCTACTAAATCAAATAAAATCAAATTATTTTGATCTTTAAGAGAATGTACTAAGTTCTTGATGAAATTATTTCTCTTTTCATGATTAACAATAAACTCTCTTTCAGCCGGCCACTTTTTAACAGATTCTTTAACAGAGGCCAATGCTTTCTTGAAGTTTTGTTTTGCTTCATTACTATGATTCAATACAATGGCTTTTACTTGAAAGTTAGCAACCGTTCCTTCTTCCATAAGTTTCTTTGTTGATACTACTTTCTTTACTTCTCCGAAACAACCTTCTAATACTAACCTATGGGTTTTGCTTTCTGAAGATTTGAGAGTACCTGTAAATCCATGACGGAATTGACAGTCCTCAAGATTGTGCATTATCTTTGTTAATGATTTTGCCTGAAAGGTATGGGCTTCATCTCCCATAACACAACCAAATTGACGGAACCAATCCTTAGGTTGTTTAATTAATGATTGCCATGTAGAAATAACAATAGGTGCTTTTGTATTTTTATCTACACCACCTTGAATTGTATAGATGTCGTCTTCACAACCATAATCTACAAAGTCACCTGCCATTTGATGAACTAATGAAATGGTCGGAACAATAATTAATGTTCTTAAACCAAACGTTTGATAATAATGTTGCTGAATTAAATAAATGATTAAAGATTTGCCTGAAGAGGTTGGAGATAATGATAACGATCTGCGATTCTTTAACGCATTTTCAATATATTCTATTTGATAGTCTCGTGGCTTATACTTACAGTTAATAGATTCCGCAAGTTCTTCAACATAACCATTTTCTATAATTTCTTTTTCGGCAATCTCTGATGGTGCATCGAGAATATAATCTCTCTGTTCACAAAACTTTTTTAGATGAGGATATAGCCCAACATATAAAACAGGACGCATAGGTTGAAATAAACGAATTGTTCCATCCCACACTCTTGCTTTATATTTTGGACTGAATTGATAACCTTCAGGTTTGAAGGCAAAGAATTCAGATAATTCTGATTTCATACCGGCATCAGCTTTAACACGCATATGCACAGCATTCAGATATTCTATTTCAATTCTTTCACTCATAATTGTTCTTTAAGCCAGGCTGCCTCTTCTTTACCAACTCGAAATGCAAATCCTACAGATTGAAACAGGCCTTTCGGTACCTTTCTCCATAGGTCTTCTGGGTCCTTTGAATAGTTTTCCTTTGATGTTGCTAATATACAGCAATCACGTTCTAAAAAGAAATCCCAAAATTCATCAAAGGTCCATTCCTTTGAAAATAAAATATCAGAAGTTTCTTTTCTTGAATAGATATGTGCTCGATTAATTTTCTTTGGTCTTTTATAATCATTCTCTTGAATACGTTGAGCAGCTGCTTCGGTAATACCAATCACAGGCCAACCATATTCTTTTAACATACTTGTTAGGGCAAGTAACATACCTTGACGAGCCCGAGGAGTTGCTCCTTTGATTTGTTTTATATGACAAAAACCATCGTAGATAGTTTCTTTTAATTCTTGTGGTATGTCGTCTTTATATGGGCTCATAATTTAATTGCCAATAATAAAAAGATTGCTAATAGTATCATGTTTGTAAAAAATATAAGTACCGCTAATATGGTATGATACCAAATCCATCTTGTCTTATATGCGTTTTCTAAATTCAAATCTGCAGGATCAATTTCGGATTCCATTATAGGCAACGTATGCATCATTGCCTTATCAATAGGATTCTTTTCAATCGGTTGCTCAAATAATTTTAAAAATCTTTCCCACATTAATAATCTCCGGACTGAAACTTCAAGATATCAATCATATTCTTTACTACGAAGTTTCTACTGTGTATTGTTTTAATTATATCTTCAAGATAGTTTGCGTTGGCAGTATGGAAGTCAATCGTCAAGCTCATTTTAATAATATCTTTATCTGCTTGAATGTATTTGTCCAAATCGTTTCTTAATACTTTTAACTGAAACGGCCTCCAACCTTTTTCCTTTAGAGTTTCTTCATCCATGGAACCATCATAATAATTACGCTTATCCATTTCAAGCTGTTTGTATTCCGCCTTTAATTTCTTTACACGCAATACCTCCCTATAATAAAGGTTATAGTATTTCGCGTGGAGTTCAGGAATTCTTTTGCTTTCACCGACAAGATTGGTTTCGTCAATCGGCGAATCTTTTGCCCAAAGGGCAGCTATATCATTTGTATCCATAATCTATCTCAAAAACTTTTATTAACGGTTATATTATAAACCAAAAGTGTTTAAATGTCAATAGTTAAATTTGTTCCATTACGAATGTGTCGTAGCGCATTGTCACTGAACAAGTTGCATATGACACATCTTCAACATTTACATCAAGTTGTATTGATCCTAAAGATGTTGGAAAGCAATCTTTGAATTGAAATCTTACATGAGGATTCTTGTGAGAATTAGTAATTGTTAAAACGATATCCGATTTAAATCCAGCAGCCGCAAGCAAACTCTTTGTTTGATTTGTGCTCTCAGGTCCAGATATACCTTCCATCCAATTAAGTACTTCTTTATAGTTATTCATGTTTTCATCGACGATAAAAGTTATATCCAAATCACCATATTGTACTTGGTTTTGAACTTCATAAAATGGATTAGTCGGAGATCCCATTGTAATTGCTGACGCGGTCAACCCAGGCACTGATGTCTTTTGACAAAAGAACTCGACGTTAGGTAATCTTTCGATACTAATAGAAAAGTTAGTAGGTGAAAGATAATTGTTTATAATCTCTGGCATAGTATATACTTCCTAATAAATAGATTTATTAATTGCTTATTGTTATTTATTAGATTGGACTAAATCATGCAAAACATTAACGATCTTGATACAGCTGGGCTGTCAATTCAAGAAATCTCAACTCTCTATAATCAAACCATCTTTAATAAAGATTACGATTGGTGGTATGAAATCGAACCAGGTTCCACTGTGGTTGATATTGGTGCAGGCATTGGATTATTTTCAAAGAAAGCATTAGATGCTGGAGCAGGAAAGGTTCTAATGATTGAACCAAATAAAAGATTGCTTAAAGCAGCAATTAAAAATTGTTCGGATCACATGATAGATACTCCTCCTGAACAAGTAAAGGTTAAAGCAATCAATGCCGCAATCGGCAAAGACATTGATAGACAAAATATCTACAAGTCAAATGTTTTTATGGAATCAGAAGAAGATGTTCGGCTTATGTCTCTTGCTGAAATCACTTATTGGAATCAATTAGAATTTATTGATTACTTAAAGATCGATGCCTGGGGAGCAGAATACAATATTCTATCCAAGGAAATTCTTCCTTTCTGTATGGACAGAACAAGATTCATAGCAATAAGAGTTTATTTAGATAAAAGATATAATTCAAAGAAAGTGTTTGAAAAGTGGAGAGAAGAAATTCTTACTCCGCTTAAACCGCGACTATTGTTTAAAGATTATACATTAGCAGAAAAGCTTTGGTTGGATGATTGGGAATCTCATCTCCCAGTTACATTTATGTTATATGTTAAGAATTGGTAATAAACAACATAAAGGAACACCATTTAGAAAAATCGCCTGCTTTTAGAAAATCATCATCGTAGGCTTTTTCTCTATCTTCATGTTCCAAGAATCTAACTTGGTTAGTATCAAACTGTTGTAATAAACCATCTCTAAATTTTTGCCATTGTTTAACGCAACCAGAATATGCGTTCATATGAAACTCGACGGCAATATGTTTTACATTGTTTCTTAAATACGGAAAGTTCATTTCGGTAAAGATTCCATATTCTCCACCTTCACAATCAATTTTTAAATAATCAATCTTCGGAATATTATAATCCATAACCAAATCTAAGAAAGACATCTTCTTATATTCTTTATGGTCAGAATATACATTTGCGAAATGATTAGCAGTTGAACCAATACCTGCCTCTATAGGTAAGACAGGGACCTTTCCATGGTCGATAAAATAATCTGATATATTTCGTATCAGCGTTTTAAGATGAGGCCGCGAAGGTTCGACAGCAACAATGCGAGAAGCATTACGGTCCAAAGCGTGGCATACAAAAAAGCCAACACAAGCACCAATATCAACAACAACATCGCCTGGCTGAACATCACGCCACCATTGATAATCTTTCCTATAAAAGAATTCGTGGTAAAGTGTTTGAACATCAGTTAAAGGTAGTCCCTCGGTTAATAAGTTTAAGTTTAAATTTTTTCTTTCCATAATATTACCAATTGTGAATTACATTTGCTATAATAAAAAAGCATGTAACAAAATTAACCCCGACAATGATAGTACGAAGTAAAGCCACATAATCATCATACGGCTCTGTCTTGTCATCGGAAAATCCTCCTAAGGCATATTTCCATATAGTCCATATTTTATTCATTCTATTCCTTGTTTGAATATCTATTAGTAAACATCGGAACTCCGCGCTTGTCTCTTCGTGATACAAGTTCAAAATATCCATTTGGACCAACTTCGTATACATCTCCAACTTCGACATCTAATTCATCGAGAATCCAATGTTTATTGTTTTCATCCTCGTGCTTAACTAAACGAAAGCCATTATCAAATTGGTTAATCATTAAATTACTTACATTTCTAAACATATCATATTTCCTCTAGGTCCGATATAAATTGTTCTTTAGGTGTTGTCTTGTTCCAAAAGCTCAGGGTCTTATTTGTTTCTTCAATCAATTTCTTTAATTTTACAATCTCTTCTTTTGTTAAATTTAAGATACTTAATGCGAGCAATCTGTTTGTGTCACCTCCTAGTGCAGATGTCTCTTGCATTATTTGCTTAACTACCTGAGCTTTTGTATTGTCCTTAAATACAATGCGGCCATCAACAAACGCTTGAACGAATTCCATTTTAACTTTTAACCATCGAACCTCTTCAGTATACTTGCTTATTTCGGCATCGATTCTTTTTTGTAATATACCCAAACGGTAGTCGCAAAAGTCCTTTACAAGCTGTTTAGCATCGGCGTACTCTCTCAATTTACCATTGTAATCAATCACTGTTAGGTTTTGAGAATATGGTTTAGATAGTTTAAACTTGCTGATGATTTTAGCATCATTCCATTTAGCAGAAGCTAATTTCAATTTAACTTCAAATTTAAATCCGTCTTTATCACAAAGATCTTCATACGATACAATATCTCCATCTTCTTCCAATGCATCGAGTACCTTTACATATCCTTCTCGGTCAAAGCCGTATGGTACCTCTGTGATGGAGACCGTAGTTTTTCCACGGCGGGTAAAGGTACCATACGAAACATACTTGGTAGGATCTTCAGTACTTTGAACAACCTCACCAGTGTAATCTGGAAACTTAACACGAATCGGAGTTCGTATTGCGTTGTTATTAATATACTGAAGACAAGCTTTCGCAAGATCTTGAGGATCGTGCGGTAGAATATTTGTAGCAAATCCAGTCGCAATACCTTTTGTTCCATTTACAAGTACCATCGGAATGATAGGCAAATAGAATGCAGGAGGTTCATGCTCAGGATCTTCATGTACAGGACTCAAATCAATATCCTTCATATACTTATTGAAGTTATCGGATAGTCGAGTGTATACATAACGAGCAGCACCAGCTTCTTGAACAAGTCGAGTACCAAAAGATCCTCGACCTTCAATCAAGCAAATGTTATTGTTCCAGGTTGCTGCCATTAATTGACCTGCACCTGCAGCTGATGATTCTCCGTGATTGTATCCGTAGTCAGAAATAATACCTGACACCGCGGACACCTTTTTGAATTCTTTCTTACTGTTTAAAATTGATGAATACAAATAGAACCTTTGAACAGGCTTGAGTCCATCAATCATATTTGGAATCGCACGAGATTCAACAGTATACATTGCGAACGATTTCCATTCGTTAGCTGCTACCTTTGAAATAGGATACTCTGTTCCTAAATTGTTTTCACTGATGTAAGCCGTTAAATCACTCATACATATATTCCTTTCTCAAATTTGAATCTTTACCAAACATCATTTGAAACAACGATGCATTATCAACAGTAACCACATCATACTTAGGTTGATTAATAATAGAACTATATTCTTCTTCGGTTAATGAACCCAAGCCCTTGATGTATCGATGCTTGTAATCATTGTTGGTTGCTTTGAACTTTGAAGCATCTTCGTAAGTATAGAACCACTTAACATCATCTCCTTTTGTTGAAATCATAATAGGCGTTCTTGTAATCATAACTTTCATTTCAGTTAATAGACGTGGCCAAAACTTGTAAAAGAATGCAATCAACAATGGACTGATATGTCCAATACCATCATGGTCAGCATCGGTCAATGTTGCGATATATTGATATGTCATATCATCAACCGAATTAGGATCATTAATATCTAATCCCAATACAGCAACCAACTCTGATAGTTCTTTGTTCTTCAACACCTCGGCAGGTTTCATATCCCAGGTATTCATAATCACACCACGAAGTGGAAATGCTCCAATCGTATCAGGATTACGAACCTTCAATAAGAATCCCATCGCAGAATCACCTTCCACGATTTTCAATGTTGCGTTATCTTT